TCATGAAAGAGATCAAAAATAAACCTACCACTCATAGGAAGAAGCTTCAAAAAGTTATCACCCAAAGCGCTTGACGAGAGCTTTTTAATAACCAATTGGGAATCAATATCTTTTAGCTTTCCCAAATTGTAAAAGTCGTAATTGCACTTGTTAATTTGCGCACGTTTGTAAATATATTCCATATCAAAACCGAAGATGTTCCATCCCGTAATTATATCAATATCCTTGGAATGTAAATACTTTTGAAATGCCTCAAGCATTTCCTTCTCAGTAGCATAGCTGCGAATATCACACCCCTCAAGGTTTGAATCTGTTTCCTTGTAACAGAGACATGTCTTGTCATATGGTTCATCAGAGCCAAACTTACAAAGAGAAATAGCAATTTGGAAACAAGCATCACCAAGAATATTTGCATCTGGGAACTTACCAGTAGAACTATTACATTCAATATCCACAGATGCCACTACAAATGGTGCAATATCATCTCGGGCAACTGGCTTTAGAGTAGTCCAATCGTTACAGAAGAGGTCAATATCAACATTCGCAATGTGAGAACGAACACATCTTTCACCACTATCAAGCCACCCAGTCGATTGAATACCTGTACGATGCATAAGACGCAATACCGGATCCAAATTAGATTCGTAGACCTTAACATTCCTTACACCGAAAATTTCATACAGTTCAGGACTCCTATCAAGTGGTCTACGTAAAAAGGAATCAACCAATCGGCGAGCTTGAAGATCTTTAAAGTTAATTTTCATATATGCAAACTCCTCATTATTCTGGAAACCCCAGACATCTTTAGACTTCATCAATGAATAAGCAACCAGAGAATCTTTGCACTGATTACCGAGAATGTCATAAATTCTTTGAACCTTTTGCGAATCCACGCCACTTGGAAGCTTAATAAAAAAGTAAGGTGTGAAAGCGGTAGTAACACAGACTGATTTGCCATCCTCGGTTTTACCAAAGATGCTAATCAAGTGTTCATCTTCTCCATCTCGAGCCTCCCATGTAAGTGCCTGAAAAACTACCATTTTCTTTGTTGTGTTATTAACGCCCGAAAATTTTAATATACTTTATTAGTAAATATGTCAGCTGCTTTGATTGATCTTGTTTCTAAAGGTGCCCAGGATGTGTTCATCACTGGTGAGCCACAGGTCAGTTTTTTTCGTCAGAATTACAAGCGCCACACTAACTTCTCTATGAAGCCCGAGCGCATGGACTACATTGGATCCTTTGGTGCCTCTAATGAGATTACCGTACCCATTCGTTCTAAGGGTGACCTTCTCAGTTACATTTGGGTTGAGGATACTCTCATTTCCAACATTGCTACCAACACTGACGGTCTCTTCTCCGCCGATGCCTCCAACCCCACTACTTTCCAACTCTGGATTGGTGGTCAGAAGGTTTCGGAACTTGACTCACTTTTCATCCAGGGTGCTTACAACCCCCTTCTCCGCGATAACTCTGCCAAGGCTTCATGCACTGTCACTACCAATGTTGCCAAGGAGAACCATGGTCAGAATCACTTTATGATTCCTTTCTTCTTCGGTGAGGACTGGACCAAGGCTCTTCCTTTGGTGGCCTTACAATATCATGAGGTGGAACTTCGAATTAAGTGCAGGGATGGTTACACTCCCCAAGGTACTCCCAAGATCTACGGTAACTACATATACGTTGATACCGATGAGAGGAAGTATTTCACCGAGACCGAGCATGAGATTCTGTTCACCCAAACCCAATACCAGCCAGCTACCAGCACTGATACCGAGATGGATCTCAGCTACTTCAACCACCCAGTGAAGTCTATCCACCTTATTTCCGGTGCGGCTGCAGGTCAGAAGTGGTATGATGAGTACACTTTCGGTACTTCTTCTCTCTACATCAACGGTACAGCTCTATTTGAGAATAGTTCCAATGTCTATCATCACAACATTGTTCCCCAAATGCACTGCACTGATCTCCCAGATGATGTATTGGATGATCTCCCAACCTACTCTTGGCCTTTCTGCCTCTCCATGAGCAAGGCGCAGCCCAGTGGCACACTAAACTTCAGCCGCATAGATAACGCCAAGCTTCTCGTCAACAATGTTTCTGGAGGTAACAACCTTCATCGCGTGTATGCCGTGAATTTTAACATTTTACGTATAAAGAATGGTATGGCGGGTGTCGCTTTTGGAAATTAATAACCTAAGTAAATACGAATAATATGAAAAACAAGTCAAAATGGATCTCTTTCACAAGTTAATTGATTTGGTTGATCAGAATGCGGAACGTCTTCCAGAAGGTGATTACGTGGAGATATGCAATGTTATAAAAGATATCCGAGAAAAGGTGAAACCACCATCTTTCCTCGTTAATCAAAATGAACCCATGACAATGCCGGGGTATATACCGACTAATACAGAGCAAGAGGAATATCCGGGTCTTAACCAGTTTCTTCTTGAACTCCACGAAGAATGGTCCAGAACGGATGACGGTGAGGAGGAGGATGAAACTCTCTCAGCTGACGAAGCTATAGGGCATCTGAGAGAGCACATAGAACAACACGGAATACCACAAAGTTTGACTATTAATTTTGTAGATTAAATATAGATGAGTGACCCTGTACTCTTTGTGGATACATCGGAGAGTAATGTAACTGTCACGGGTAATCTGCACGTTATATGTGACAGTACTGTAAGTAATCTAAATGTCACATCTAACCTCCACGTTACTGGTTCAACCCTGTCTAATGTAGGCAGTCTTAGCACGATAACAAAACTTTTCGGTGGTCAGTCTTACCCAGACCGACCCATCTCGATGGTGGGTAGGAATGGCGGGAGAGTATATTCCACCACCAATCCATTGGGGAATATGGTGGGTCAATACATTTGGAATGTAATTGGATACAACGATAACGGTTTATATAACTCATCCACCGGTCGGTTTACAGCTCCACCGGGGTTTCCGGGATATTACTTATTCACATTCACGGGATTAGGTGGAGCAGGTGACTCAGCTCCCAACACGCGATGGTGGAGAAATGGGTCTGTGTTCAGTTGGGGTGCAGCGCACGTAAACGACTCCGGGAATAGTAGCAGGCGCGGGATTTCGGCTCAGGTATTGATCTACTTGGACGAAGGAGATTACGTCGCTATGGAAGTCCATGCCGACTCGATTTACGGAGGCAGCGAGCTCCACTCAACGACGCTTGCGATTTATTTAGGCGATAAATATTAATTCTTTACGGTATATATGGAAGAAGTATCTACATTAGAAATTCGTATAACACTGTCGGAAGAAGAACATCTTGCAGCCAGAACTGTAATGGCTGATCCCCAAGAATGGGCAGACAACGCTATTCGTAACAGAGCAAATATTGCTGCGAATGATGTAGTTCAAAAGTATGTTTCTGTTGCGATTGATAATAATTGGACAATTCCAAATACACGTATAGAAATTATAAAGGCAGCCATCTCCAAGGGTGTTTTTAGAATAGAACAACCCAATGTTGTACCAGAAGAAGAACCACTTTAATCGGCAAGCATATCAATTTCCCTTTCATACGTGTGTGACATTAGTACAGATTTTAGATCCCTAGAGAATGTAATATAGTTTTTAGGAATATCTCCCCACAATCTCTCATTAGTAACAAATGCATCCAGTTTATGATCTGCTAAGAGGGGCTCCAATAAAACCCAATTAGGTTCATTGTAACGAATTTTTGTACACCCCCTTGCAAACCGTCTCGCGTATATATACCAAGCCGCAATACTTTTGTAAATGTGTTTAGGACGTTTTCCATGTTCAAGACATTTACGAAGCGTGGGTACCACAAAAGTGTGGAATTTTGTAAATCCATTCATACAAATCCTCTCCAAGTCATCAACGTTTGTAGAGTTTGAAAACCTTTCTTCAATTGTATCTACATAGTCGTGTATATCAAATGGAAGATCCATTTCCATTTCAATAGAAGGAATAATTTCCTCGTTTTGAAGATTCTTGAAATGTTCGCGATGTTTTTCGTCATTCATAACTTGATCAAATGTACGATAACCGGAAAGAACACCAAGGTATGCCAAAGATGTATGTCCACCGTTAAGCACTCTAATTTTCGTTTCTTCAAATGGCTCCAAATCATCCACAATATTTACACCAACTTGTGTTAAATCTGGAAAATCTGATGCAAAGTTATCCTCTATTACCCATTTGGAATATTCCTCTGTTTGAACCGGGTTATGCATGTAATGTGGATATCTCCGCCCTATTTCCTCACAAAGCTGTGATGTAGTCCTCGGAGTGATGCGATCAACCATACATGAGGGAAACTTCACATTACCTCTCACCCAATCAGCCATTTCATGTTGATTTGTTTGGTAAAGATATGCTAAAAATTGTGCCTCCAATACTTTACCATTTTGGCGAATATTGTCGCAACACAATATTGTTATTGGTGTGTTTCTATTTCTAAGTCCACACGCAAGATATTCAAATAAGGGAGATCCAGGTGCATACCCACTCTCTGTAACAGTTACTGTAATTAAATGAACACTCGGAAGAGTAAGCATATGCTTAGCTATTGTTCTATTCTTGGTCCAATCAATGTAGTCAAGATGACTCCTCACAATTCTGTATGAAGAAGGTGTCTTTAAAATGTAATCATCAATCTCTCGAAATCCCTCGTTTCTCAGATTGACAGCTACAATACCCCAACGAAGATCACCGGATTTTTCCATGTAATCATCTATATACATGGCCTGATGAGCTCTATGGAAATTACCATAGCCAATATGAACTATACCCGTTTGACACTCGGATTTATCATATGTTGTCTTATACATACGTTAAAATTAGTTAGATATTATTATTTAAGCGAGTTCTTCAAAAGTCTTTCAAGTCTTGGTTTCTCCTTATTCATGAATACAGTAAGTTTGGTGACGTCTCCTTCAATTAGAACCTGTCCATGTTGAGTATTTACATATTTGTAAACTTGGTCAACTCTAACAAAATCAACTTTTGTCATCTTTTGGGATGGAGCTTTACTGTGATGTACAGCCAAAACAGCTGCATCCCTCTTAGTCTCTTTAGGAACTACTTCCCCTTCATAGCATATAACGACATGAGATCCTGGACATTCGGAAACGTGTAACCACCAATATTTTGGATTACTCTCCGTAGAAAGTTTATCATTCTCTTTGGAAGAATCACCAACTCGGATAGTAATAGAGTCCAGGGATTCATAGTTTTTCATCTATGTGTAAATATCTCAGAATCTTTATCTATGACAATTTAAATGCACGTTGTATTGAAACCAAGTCCCTCGGTCACCCACAAACTTAGGGTGACTTTACCTAATCAGAGATCTATCGATTTCGGACAAAAGGGTGTTGAGCATTATATAGATCACGGTAATCCCAGACTCATGCGTGCGCATCTTATTAGAAAGGGTGCTATCATTCCTAAGGAGTTGCGAATTGAGACTGATCCATATGAAATACAACGTGAAATGTTAAGAGTTAAAGAAAGTACAGAGGAAGATTGGGAAGATTTCTTTAGAGCTGAATACTGGGAAAGGTGGCTCTTATGGTCTTACCCCAACCTAAACAAGGCTAAACTTTTTATGACTATGAGACATGGTATGCTTTTTATGCCCACACAAGAAGCTATGTGGTTCTGCGATAAAAATAATCCGTACTAATTATAATGAGTAGTTGTGCTATTAGTGATCTAGAAGTTCAACAGGACGATGGAACTATGCGCGGTGTAGAAATTGCACCCGAAGGTTGCCACCCCGTGAGTACAGATGAGTGTTCTTCGGGATATATGGCTCCATCTGAAAATGTCACATTTCCCGAAAACAGTATTGTGAAGCAATGTTGTAAGTGCAAAGAAGGTGAAAAATGCAACCTTTGCGCTGACCCAGATGCTTGTACAGAAGAAGAAGTTGAAAAGTTTATTAGCACCGATGAAACGTGTTACGGTGAACCACCCCCTGAAGAGGAGGAGGGTGAAGAGAAGGAGGAGGAGAGTGAGGGAACCGCAGATACATCTGTAAATTTTACAGTTTACGCTCTCTTAGGACTTCTCATTCTTATGTTATTAATGTTTTTCTTATTTTCCCGTAGAGCCAAAACCATCTGAACCCCTCAGAGTTTCCTCAAGGAGACCAATTTCCTTAATGTGAGGAGTTTCACACCTCTCAAGAATTAACTGAGCGATACGATCACCCTTCTTGATCTCAAAGTTGTCAAATCCACGATTGAATAAAACAACCTTGACTTCACCGGTATAATCTGGATCAATTACACCCGCACCTACATCAATGCAATGCTTGACAGCCAATCCTGAACGAGGAGCAACACGACCATAACAGCCATCTGGAATCCTCACAGCTAATCCAGTCCCAACGAGAGCGTTACCTGCCTGACACGGAACAATAGCGTCTTCATTGCTGTATAGATCGTATCCAACACTACCATCAGAACCACGAGTTGGAAGAATAGCATCGTAAGAGAGTTTCTTGATACCGAGAGGCATTCTATATTGGATACAATTATATTCTTTATGTAACACTCATAGATATACCAATTCTCGGTGTTATAGGTACGACATTGTGTTTAACATACTTTGGAATTTTAATCATATCACCGGGGTTTAGTAAATATTCAACATCGTCAATTATTACTACAACTTTTCCAACACACTGCCAATAAAATACATCCTCTTCGTCATAATGTAAACCTAAACTACCAGGTTTACGACTAATATTAAAATACATATGAGCATTTGCAGTATTTGTCATTTTCATCGCATCTTGTACCTTTTGATGTATATGTGCATTAGGTGTATTAAAAAATCCAGGTAATTTCATCTTTACCATCTCACCATATAACAATAACTGGTGCTTACTGTCATATTTAATATTTTGTTCATTTTTACACTCTTCAATTGAACTATTGTAAATGTCTATACAATCATCCCAATTAATTGTATTAGAATTCCACCCTTTTATAATTTGGGGTGTCATCTTATATTTAAAGAGGATGTATATTCCTTAAGTCAGTTTGGGAACATCTCGGGGAGATGCCCAATTCACGACGTCTTTTCAAGTTGTAAATCAAACCCCAACATGCAGCGCCGTACACAATAATTGGAATTCCTGTGACTAAAGCAAAAACCCACATTATAATATTAGTGTATACTATAATATGACCAGGGTTAATAAATCGGGGATCTTCACACCTCTTAATGAGAATGCTAACGATCTTGTGAGAGGGTATTTCATGAGGGATAGCGAGGGTGGTTATGCCCCCAACAACTACCAGGTTAATACACGTGGTGGAGGTAACAATCTAATGAATAATTACCTGAAATTTCAAAAAGCTATTCAGGATAAAAGTAAAAAGATCCGCGGTATTGAGGCGCTTCACAGCCCTTCCATTATGATCAAAAAGGAAAAGAAGTCTACAAAGAAGAAGACTACTAAAAAGAAGTAAGTGTCAAAGCTCTGTATAGAGGTAATTGAACACCTGCGATATGGAAAACACCCTTCAAAAACTTTCGTTTGATATACAAAGAGTTATATATAAAACATCCAGCTGCGAAACAAGTCCACGTAAATACGTATATATTTTGGACTTGAATATTTACAAATACCATCATGTAGACATTGCATATTATATCATACCATTTAACAAGCTGACTTGTTGGTAACAATATATGATATAATATTCCGTTATTAATCACAATATAAGCTATTAATGATTCCGTACGTAGATAATGAACTATGTACGGAAGCAATCCGAGTACACGTATTTGCATGTTATTTTATTAATTTAAAACTTTAAGTTCAGACTTGCCGGGAATCGAACCCGGAACGCTGGATTAGAAGTCCAGAGTGATATCCGTTTCACTACAAGTCCATAGATGCTGGGAGCGGGGTTCGAACCCGCGCGTGTATAACACAGACGATCTTAAGTCGTCCTCCTTAGACCACTCGGACATCCCAGCACTTACCTTTACCCCAAAAAAACTTACCTTTGTCCCCTATTCATCTTACGAGTTAAATCTTTAAGTGTTTGGGTTCTCTTTCATATTCAATCTTTTTACTCAATATTTCACGATCCATTTTAATTTTATCTTCGATACCTGGACACTTATGTTTTTCTAAATGTAAACAACTGATACAGAAATCACCACTACAATATTTACAAGTCATTGTAATACCACATTTCTTTTTTTTACAGTTTTGGCACGGCATTATAATATAACTCAGATAAAGATTTGTTGAGTAAAATATTCAGAAATGTCTTACACTTACGCGCTACCCGCCCCAATTCTGGCATCTACTCATGATTACAACAAACTTAAGAAAACTCTAAAGAGGAGTACTTGTGGGTATGGGTCTGCACTATCTGCGTCTTATTTCATTACCCAAGGTGCGGATCAAGGTGTATCTGTAGCCTTCGGGGCTCTGGCATCTTACACTTATGTTTCCCTGCTTTCCGAAAGGGTGGATAATTTTGAGAATTCAATTTTTCAAAAAGAGTTTCTCGCACCTATCAGTCTTGCAGCATTTGAAGTATCTTGGAACAATGCCCCCTTTGCTTTTGATTTTGATTATGGTTGTACTTTTGTTGGTTTTCTCGCTTATAAGTTTGCACTTACAACTGTTCTGTTTGAATGTGTAAGAGATATGATGATTGAAGATGGACGGAGTACATATGACACATCAGAAAAGATATACAATGACTTGTCCGATTGGAAGACGCAACACGGAGAAGTAGGTATGGAGGAGCTTGACATGTAAATTGTTTTGTTGTATTAAAATAAGTTAATGATCCGTTACGGATTACTGTTCTATGTGTATTTGCTTTCACGTCTCAGTGGTAAACCAAAGAAGAAATTCAAATCAAAGCCTGCGACGTGGATCTAACAACTCTGAAGAAACTGATCAATCTTTCTGGCAATACCCTTGCCAATACCAGGGACCTTCTTAGGACCATCAGCAAGTTCATCACCGTGGGTAACCTCAAAGTCAAGTTCACGAATAGCATTGGATGCCTTTACATAAGCCTTACCCTTGAATGCATCAGTTTCCTCTTGGGCGAGGGTCTCAAGGTAATAAGCCACCTCCTCATTGGTATCAGCGTAGTCGTCATGGGTATCATCAACCGCTGAGAGCTGCTCAAGCTTCTTGATTTTTCCAGTCTCGAGGAACTCGTCAATAAGTTTGGCGATGCTCTTGCCAATACCAGGAACTTTCTTATCACCGATGGCAATCTCGTGTCCATCGTCTACCTTGAACTTTAGCTCATAGATAGCATCAGCCGCTTTGGCGTAAGCATTGGACTTATGCATATCTTTCTCATGGTAAGAGAGAGCTCCCAAAGCGCGAACAAGCTCGTGGTTGTAGCATTCATCAAAATCTTCGGAATCCATAGTCGTTCGCTCAGTAGAAGCATAGGATGATACCTCGTCCTCGGATTCGTAAGACTTGTCAACTACGTAAGTATCGTCAGTCTCGTCCGAGTCGTAAGATAGACCAAGGTCATTGGAGCAGACGGATTCCTCGTCGTCAATCTCAAACTCGCGCTCATATTGAATAAGTTTGAGACGAATAGCAAGCCCGTCTTTGGCGAGTTTGTCAACCTTGGCAGCGAGCTGCATGTTCTCGGTCTCAAGCTTGGAAATGTAGGTAGCAATGGAAGCAGCGTTCATGGTCGTCATGTTGTTGATTGTAGATGTATACTTTTATACTGGTTTGGGAATGACTTAGGTCTCCAAAATACATTTTTATCACATAAAGATAAGAAGCGTAAACTGTGTAAAATGTTAACCCTCGCCAGACCTATCCATGTACAACACAAACGTGTTACTTTACCAAAAACTAACAAAGCTATTCGTCGCCCCGTACGAAATGTTAAAGTCCGTTCTGCTCTCCCTGATCAGGATTTAATCAACTACAGCCTCTTCCAACTCACTTCGTGGGTTATGCCGATGACCATCGCGGGTCGTCTACTCAAGATGGAGTACAAAGAGATCGGAGTTGGACTTGTCGCTATTGGAGTGACCAAAACACTTTTGGAAGCTGGTGGAATTATACACTATTAAAGATAATGTCTGCCCATAGTAAAATGTTAACAAGACTTTTACATATACGACCCAATATCCGCGTCCAATCTAAGAAGAATGATTTTGTTGAGCCTGCTGAAGCTCCAGGTGAGGGGAGGCGTCGAATCCCAAGTGATAAAGAGAACAGAGACTCTGCACTCGCAAGCCGGGAGGAGAGACCCAAAGAGGATGAGAAGCCTCACCCATTGAAGAAGTTTCTAATGGATGTCTTCAAAATTAAGGAGATTGACTACGAGAAGTTCAACAAGGAAAATAAGTGGGCTATCCGTCCAAACAAGAATAAGGATAATAAAGAATAAGAACAATGAATGTATAATATGTCCTTTTCCCTCGCACGTATTAATCTCACACGTAACGTTAAAACTCGAGTATTTAACGATCCCGCTCAATATGATACAGAAGTAAACGCAGCCAGGGGTTTTAGTAAACCTACAAAATCCTCTCGTGTAAGTCTTAGTCAACCAGTTGCTCAGCTAAATGAAGCCGAGAAGCTTATGAATGTCGTATCCGAATATGACGTCATCGCAGCGCAAAACTTTTGGGCGCAATCAATTGTGGATATTTCAAATTCCTTCCTCTCGGGTGAGGACTATGTAAGTCTCGCGGGTGAGCGTGCGGGTGAACTATATGGGTACGATCATTCTAATGTACTCTTCAAACCAACTAAAGCCGCGAAACAACAGTTCCGCCCTACAGCTCATGATGCTATGTCTTATTTTGTTGGTAATGATGCAGTAGTAAGTGGATACAAGGAAGATCACGGTTTCGCTATTAACGCCAAAAAGGGCTTCAGTAAGGTTGTATTTAATAACCACCAGATTGATTGTCATGGTGATGTAGCTCACGCGATGGGTACATATGAGTTTACATGTGCCACAACGGGAGAGATTTCAGATGTTGAATACACCTTTGGTTATAAGCGTAATACAGATGGAAAGGTGCGCATTTGTCTCCATCACTCATCTATCCCTTATGAGCCTTCTGATACCCTGAAACCTGTAGAAAAACTTGTACAGATGACACATAAAAGTAAAATAATGTACGACCCCGATCAGTATGATGAGGAAGAAAATAGGGAGAGAACGAGGTTAAAAAATACATCTGCTAATTGGTAAAATGGACCCAAAGAACATCCCTAATGTTGTTAAGCAAATTCTTCAAGATCGCGAGATTCCAATGGATCAGAAAATGACCGCCTTCATGATGTTCATGCCCAAACTCCCTGAAGATCCAAAACTTGACGTTATTCTAAACGATAACCTAATGATTGGTCAAGAAATTAAGTCGCTCATTGATGATGGAAAGATTGAGTTGGGGAAGTTCGATAAGAACTTCCATTTGGATGTGAAAGTGCTATAAAGATCTAACACACAAAACTAATAATGAAGGAAGCATTTATTCATGATGTTGTAACCCTCGGGTTTCTAATTCCTTTCTCTATTCTGTCTATAGCAGAAGTGGCATTTCACTACACAGTCTACCCTCTATTTCTTACACATGCCTTCACGGTACATATGTTATTTGATCTAATATGGATACATCGTCGTCCTCATGTTTTGACATCTTATCATAAACTCATTAAGTTCCATCATCTCGTTGTTCTATCCTTTCTATTGTATCCTCTTTTTAGACCTTGGGATTCTCGTATCGTAGCTATAGGGGGTCTTATTGAAATTGACACAACTCTCCTACTTTTAAAGCGAATATTCAAAGGGCATTGGTTACTTAGACGTCTATACATGGCTTCAAATCTAATAATTAGAGTGTGGTATGTAACTCTTCTCTCCTTTTTGTATTGGTATTACACACAATATGAAAACGTTTGGGTGAGACTTCATATTATGAGTGCGCAAGCATTTGTTAATCTATTTAGTTTTGCTATCTGTATTGTCACATTTACCAAGGAAATTAAGAGGAAGTTAGCTTAGTAATAGATATCCCGTATCCTAACTCATGTATGATCCTGTTATTTTTGTAATCATGTTTGTAATAAATCTTTTTTATACCACTACTCGCCAGTGCCTTGTAACAATTTAGGCATGGATAGTGTGTAATATACGCTTCGGCACCATCGATGGAGACACCCCTCTTCGCTGCATCGGTGATGGCATTAATCTCGGCATGAATCGTAGCTTGTTCATGTCCATCCCTCACAATTGAAGTATGTACACAACCACTTAAAAATCCATTGTAACCCATACTTATGAGCCTGTTATTCTTAACGAGAACGCACCCAACTTTGAGTCTCTCACAAGGAGATCTAACCGCGGCGAGATCTGCAGCCTTCATAAAGTAATCTTCCCATGAAATACGAGGTATCTCTTCATCATCGGATGAATAGAAATCAAAAACTGGACGCCTAAGTATGTTCCTTAAAGGAGGCATTTATTATTAAAGAAACAAAATCTTTAAATTGATCTTCTGTACCACTTCTCGTACAAATGGGGAAATAATTCTTTCAGAGTTTTGAAATACGTATCAAGGTATTCCCTTTCTTCTACTTCCTCTTCTGTAAGCTTCTTACGATCAGGTAAAATACCCAACTCAATTCCGTGTAACAAATCTATTCTCTTGGAAAAGTTTAAAAAAACACGATACGAGAGTAAAGTTTCGTCTTTTATATTTAGAACGCGTATTTCTTCATGTATTCGTTCTAAATGAACCATCCTGTATTTAACGCAGATATAAAAAAATAATGACATATCAAATAAAAATGGATGATGTATTGAGGGACTTGAAAGATCTGAGACGTGACATTGAGAAAATACATGACATTTTGGCATACGATAATTTATATGTTCATAAGTTAGTACAGAAAATTATTGTGAAAGTATGTAAAGGGTCTATGTCTTCAGTAATTACGAAAGTGCCTAAAGGGTCTATGTGTTCGGTAAAAGGTAAATTATACGAAGATTTATGTTATGGAAACATAAAACACAGTCCTAAAATTATAGCGCAAGGTGGTGGTTCTTCACATAAACCAGATATATATACACAAAATGGACATATCGAGTGTAAACCTAAACAGTCTCCAGATTGGGGGCAATCAACACTCAAATGGAAAGAAGGTCGCTGGGTACCGAAGAATGAACTTTTTCAACAGTATATGGATAGAATCAAATTTAAACCACCTCCTTTTCTATTTGATAAGATTACACACCCCGAATGGATTAAGATTAAACATGATTATAAAGACGAATACTTGACAGTAGATAATCATGAAATTCAAAATTTCTATAGAAAAAAGGGTTGTGCATACATACAAATCCTCGGGCGTGGATTGTATCATTTAGGAGAAGATCCACTCGAATGGGGAGTTCCCGAATTTAAAGTAGAACAGAGGATACGCATAAGAGTGAAGGTTCATTCCAAGTCTGGTTCACACTTATCCGTGACGGCTGCTTTTCAACCCTTAAATATTAACACACTTGCCCCGAGCGAGTATTCTATAGATGATAGAACACGGCTACCACCTAACCTAGGATGACGATTTCAGATGAATCTTTACTCGTATTCATCCCATACGACCATTTTACTTCACGGATTTCGTAATTTTTATACAAATCTCTGATGTAATCACAATTGTTATATGTCATTATCCAGTTTTTTCTTTTCTTTAAAACCTGAAATAGTTTTTCGTGATTGAAATTTTCATGCATGTCTCCATTTTTTCCGTATAAATTTGAGTTTTCATTTAGATAATATGGTGGATCTAAAAATATAAGACCCTTCTTACCCTTTAAAAAAGTTTCAAAATCCAGATTGTGAAATTCTACATCATTTAGATTGAGATCTTCGGTGCGTTTAATAGATGACTCAGTGAAACGTTTTTTGGAAGATTCGGTTGAAAATCCACCTGAAAGTGTAGCACCACTAAATGAACATCTGTTAATCACAAAGTATTTATATCCTTGTATAAATTCATCTGTATCTTCCATTATTGTGTCTCTCATCGTACTAAATATAGATTTTGATACGACGTTGAGAAGTTTTCGGAGCTCACTGCATAATTCAGCCTTACGTATCTGAACAGATTTCCAAAATGATATAAGAGGTTTAAACTTATCATTGACTATAAGTTTTGAGCCATATTTGGTACGTAGAAAAAACTCAAAAGAACCCCCACCGAAAAAAGGAGATATTACAACTGATTTATCAAAACCTTTTTCATTAATAATTTCATCTAAAATAGAACACGCTCTCGTTTTACCACCGGGATACCTAAGAGGTGATTTCATATACTATACACTTTACAAGTCTTTAAATCAGATCCTTATCCGCCTCAGTCGTAATGTTGTATAAAGTCAATAAATGAGATGTTATTAAGGTATGTTTTCTATTGCATGTAAATTACAACAAAATTATATATGTGCAACGGGATTACTACCGTTCATTCTTCGATTTTTTACGACAGGTTCTATACCATGTTTATTAATTTCGATGAATGGTCTAATATTTCACATTTTTTATCCTAATAATGTATTCGCGAAATATGTGGATACGGTAACTAATATGATACTGATATCATACATAAATATACAAGTTTGGAATGCGTATGTATTTATGTTGACTTGTTTTGGTACATGGTGTTTTAGGGTAAATGTACCCACAAAAGGATACGAAATCGTAGAGTCTCTCATACACGTAACTTGTGTACAAGGAATTGGGTTTATATGTATGGTATTATCAGGGTTCTGATTTCAACAAAATAGATATAAAGATATAGCTCTACTACTTAGTAAAATGAGTCTTGAGGACTGGCATACATGGGATCCCGATGAAAAATATATCGCGTGTGTTCCACCTCCTGAAATGTGTAATTTCGGTCCCTATCAAATTAATCTAGAATATAGAATGCGGCTTTACACAGAATTCCCCTTTTACACTGGTGAAGAAGTTGTTGGGTCGTATCTTGGATACAATCCACATTTTCCATCTCAAGAGAAATGGTTGAAATATGGCTCGCAAGCGCCATCTCGATCTGAATCTGAATCTGAATCTGAATCCGATGAGGATTGCAAATCGGATTCAGAGGATCATTGGAGAACTCCCGACGGTGAAATACATGGTATGGCTGACTGATTGTGAAAATCACTACCTCAGTCATGGTTAAAGACTTTAACTGAATGTGTGTTAAGATGATTCAAACCAGTCTAGATTCGTTCAATTTTTGTATTCCGTGCCCTACTATCACCGAAAAACCAAAATATGTTCCTCCGAAATGTCCACATGGTCTTCGGCGCGCTCAGTGCAAGAAGTGCGGTGGGTCATCATTCTGCGAGCACGGTCGTTCACGCTATAGGTGCAGGGAGTGTGGTGGGGGATCAGTCTGCGAGCACGGTCGTGAACGCACTTACTGCAGGCAGTGTAATGGGGGATCATTCTGCAAGCACAATCGTCGGCGCTCTCGGTGCAGGGAGTGTGGTGGGGGATCAATCTGCGAGCACGGTCGTGAACGCGTTAGTTGCTCTATATGTGACCCATATGGACACGCGCTACGCGCACGACGAAATAGACGATATACAGCTACAAGGGTTAAAAATCCTACAGGTTCATTGGAAGATCTTTGTATGACTTCAAAAGAATGGGTCGAGTATCTTCATAAAACTTTTGAAGATAGGTATAGTCGCCCAAAAACAGAAGATGATGAGGTTCAGATAGATGAAATCATTCCATGTAGTGCATGGAATTTGCCAGATGATAATAAATATTGCTGGCACTATCTGAACTCTCAGTGGTTAATTGATAATGAAAACCAGCAAAAGGGTAGTAAATATACAGAGGAAGATAAGCGCGCTATGATACAACGAATAGATGAGTGGTTCACCTCAAATCCTTATCCGCCGTGTAGTACGTCTTCCCCTTAGTGGCGAAACTATGAACCCTAGCATACCCCCACGCTTGTGGAGAGGCTCCCGGACGATGCCCGGTTCTCCACGCAGCGAGTCCCCTATTGTAGATTTTTTGGACAGTTCTCAGAGGAATGCCAGTAGCCTTCGCAATATCTGGCAACGACTTAGCACCTGGATACCTTTTCCGGAACTTTTGGGTGTAGGAGGAAGTCTTCGTCTTTCTTCCTTCGTCTGTTCGGAACTTGGTGTAGTCCCTCTTGAGCATCTTCTTGTAACGAGTTTCAACCTCCTTGAGAGTTTCAAGCCCCCTGAAGTATTTGAGGGGTGCATAGATTTGACCTTCTGTTCTACGCAGTTGCCCAACTTTTCGAGCAATTTGAGCATCGGTGAGAGGCATCTTAATTATTCTTGAGATATTTTATAGCTGTAGCAATATCGGAATATACACATTTCCCAAATCTGACGCGCCCTGTCTTGGGATTGTAATAGCCTGTGTGACCATTATATACAGCTCTGTGGAGATCACCCATATAAAAAATACAATATTATATTAGTCAGCGAGATGGGTTTGTCAATTATTATGGGAAATATGTTTTCTGGTAAAACTTCAGAACTTATCAGACGACTTAAGCGCTTGAAAGTCATTGGTAAAAAAGTTCTTGTCGTCAATTCCGCTAAGGACACGCGGTCCCCTGATGAAGTTTTGAAGACCCATGATAATGTGAAGTTTAATTGTCATAAAGTGTATGACCTATTTGACCTAATTTACACTGACGATTTTGACGATGTGGATATTATAGCTATTGATGAAGCTCAATTTTTCCCACGTCTCAAGAAGTTTGTAGAGTATTGCCTTTACGAAGGTAAAGAAGTAATACTCGCAGGTCTTGATGCTGATTCTTTTCAAAGAAAGTTTGGTGAACTTATTGACTGCATTCCACTGGCTTGTGAGGTAACTAAACTTTCAGCTCTCTGTATGTATTGTAATGATGGAACTCCGGGTCCTTTTACAAAGAGGATTGTTGATAATAAAGAACTTGAACTCATAGGTGGGACTGATATGTATAGGGCAGCATGTCGTAAACATCTTTAGAAACGTTTGATGTCCAGTATAAGAACAACCCTCTTTTGTGTACCCTTCTTAGCGACACTGTGTATTTTTGCGTGATCAAAAAGAAAGTCCTCACCCTCCATGTGTTCATGTGCTCCCCTCCCTGTGTAGAGTGTGCAATCTCCACCACCCTCTACAGTGAGATGGTAACGAAGCCAGAGGTTTGTTTCAGCACGGTGGGGTGCTATAGACGTAGGTGCATCCATCACAGCAAATACAGCTGTATCATGACACACACATGGTATCTGCTTTATGAGACTGTTTAATATAGGGAAGTCTTCCACTTTATAATAATAATAGTTTGGATTCACTTCAAACCAAGGATCGAGTTCGTGAAATAAATGTGTTTCGGCAGTCTTTGAAACTTCTTTAAACTCCCCCCTAATCTTATCAAAGTGAGCTTTAACTAACCAAAGTCCAGGATAATCATTGACTGAACATTTAGAACCCCAGTTTATGATATCTATCATCGTGTTTCTCATACCTACCAGAGGTCTCAAAGGTTTCCTAAAGTATAATCTATCTATGGGTGATTTTAGGTAGTCATGAAGTACCAGGAAAAATGGTACAAGTATCACCGTCAGCATTATTTTCTTAGTATAAAATAAAAATGCCCGGATACGGCGGAAAGCGTATGGAAAAGTACACTCCCGAACCCACTGATGATGTCAATACTGTTGAGCATCGCTTTGTGATGCCCAACCTTCCCGCCATCACCCTTATTCAGTTCGTTCTCGTTGGTCTCGTCCTTGCTCACTACTGGATGAACCGTAAGGTTAACAAGGCTGGTGTCGGCGCTGCCATGCTCGCTATTGGTTTTCTCCACTTCTATGATCACCTCTACCGCGTGAAGCGTGGTCCCGAGCGTCTCTTCTTCTGGCCCGAGGCTCCTAAGAAGGAGGAATACTGTGGTGCGTGCCGTAAGTAAATAGTTCTTTACAATTTTTAATTTTACCATTCATTATTAAATTATAATACACCTTCTCCACTCCGGAAAGTTTTCTATAATTTAATTTTGTTTTTACAAGAGTTTTTGATAAGTTAATATCCTCATCTGAATATTCGGGTATTAATTTGTGAATAAAAGTAAGTTTATTTTTTTGTAATGACAGGTTGTATAGTATAAACGGAGTTGCAAACTTATTCATGTATACTCATATTTTTATATTTTTAAGTTATAGGAGACATGCAAGTCAAAGTTGTCAGAAGTCCAGATCGTAAAAAGAAGTTCAGGGCTATACTCGAAGATGGTAGAACGGTAGATTTTGGAGCGCGTGGATACTCGGATTATACAAAACATAAAACACCTTCCCGTATGCGTTCCTATGTACTCAGACATGGTGGAAGAATCCCCAAACGTATTATCGCTGAAAGAGATCCAAAAAGAATACAAACTTTAATGCTCGGTGTCAATACCAGTGATAGGGAGGAATGGAAAATCACTGGTATTGATAGTGCAGGATTTTGGTCAAGGTGGTATCTTTGGAGCTATCCAGATTTTGATAGTGTCAGGAAGTTTATGTCAAAGAGATTTGGAATTAAATTTGTAAACTAATAATAACTATGAAAGGATCAACGATAGCTATAATACTTTTTATATTATGTGTAATATCAATTGGTGTTTTTTTGGGAGTTAGAATGATGAATGCTAAAAAACGTAAGGAACAATTCTTAAACACACCCGGTGTTCATTTCTTTAAAGAATGTAACTACGGTGGTAAACCACTTCAAATGGTCGAAGACCTCCCCAAAACTGAAGAAGATGTCGGAATAATAGATGGTAGCATGAACTTTAAATCTTTTATCCTCACAAGAGAATATAAAATGGATACCTATACCGAAGGTGGTGAGAAAGGTGTAAAAACATCATACGCTGGACCAAAAGAGGTGGCGTGCCTCGACACTCCAATTAACAGTGTAAGATTTACTAAAGCTTAAATTAAATTTGTAAACTAATAATAACTATGAATGAAAATCTCATATCCACGTTGATTATACCACTGTTGATATTTTGTACAATCTATCTAATCAGGAAGTACGTGAAGAAACCAGAAGAGGAAGAAATAGATTGGGGAGGCAGTATAGATCCACATTCACTCCCAGGTGTTCATTACTACTCAGAGTGTGATTTCAAGGGAATACATACACACACAGATACCATTCCTCTCAGCGTTGAAGGAAACTTCAAATCAGTTCGTATCGTTGGTGACTATGACGTCAAGGCTAACACAGAGGACGACAAGGAGGTTGTTCTTCGCTCTCACCGCGGTAGCTCTAACATGGTCAAGTGCACACCATTCACTGGCATGGAGATTGGTCGTGATTAATTAGATCCTTGAATGTAATCAACTTTTCATTTTCAATGAGTGATGCAAACTCGTAATTTGTATCACTCAGAGATTCAATCACAATACTCGCTTCGTAGTACACATGTTCCATGTCCATGTCTATATCATCAAAATATTCCAGAAGTTCAATAAGATCTTCATCCGATGCCACATCAACATAATTGTTAAATCGTCCATCGTCAAACCAATATCGTTCACCATTGGCGATAGTATTGGCGAGTACAATCATTCTTTCGGATATCGTCTCTTCTATACCGTCCTCGGGGTCGATACCGATATCGTCAGCTTTATAGGAACAGCTCATGAGGATGTGAAGACCTCCACTGATTACCTTGAGAAATTGTCGTTTTTCATGTGAGATCATCATTTTCAACTTGAAAAACGAGTTTGTGAGGGTGGGACTTAGGTTGTTATTTTTAGTTTACTCTAAGATTACGAAATTTTGGATTGGCTCTCAGTTCAGCCAGGAGCTTGGCACGTTGATTGTTAACCATAGGTCTGGGTGGAGGAGGTGGAGGAGGTGGGGGAGGAGCGCGAACGGGTTCGCGAGCTACACGCCTTGTTTGCATAGGAAGAACGTTATGGTTTGGTTGAGCTTCCCTCAAAACAGTCTTACAAATTCTGATAAACTTCAAAGCACTCTTTGCTTGTTTTTCCACACCACCCCTCTTAGTCTTTTTAGTTTTCTTAAGCTTAGACTCTAACTCCTTCTTGGTTAGTTTAACACGTTTTCCTTGTACATCTTTAGTCACCCTAATTCCCAACTTCCTGGCGTGTTTCTTCAGGGACTCGTAGTCCATTTATATATATGGAGAAATTATTAATCTTCTTGATCTGGATAATATCTATTCATAGAATCTTCCAACTCATCAACTTCATACCATGCGAGATGACACTGTTTTGACTTGGCACCTTCGTCTGTACATATTTCTTGTGCATCACGTATTGCTTCCTTAAAACGCATTTTAAGTCTGGCATTTTCCCGCTTCTTAGGTTTGGGGTATGGACTATTCAATGTAATGTCATCACAACGTTTATAAATATCCTTCAGGACATTCTGACGTGTCTTAGCCAGTCTGTATTTGTAACAATCATTTCCAGAATAAGACAGACACTTCATTTAATATATGATAGTATTAAAGTTTTAAGTATTGTATAAAATAATGGATTTTATTTATGAAGTAAAAGATGCTTTACCAAAAGAAATATGTGATATAATAATTGAACGTTATAAAAAAGAATCATATAAAGAAAAATCTCGTGTTGGAAAGGATGGTGTTGTCAGAGAAAATATGAGAAAATCATTAGTATTCCCATTCTCTAGCAGTCCTAAATGGAAAGATGTTGATAATATTATTTGTGATGTGATAGGTCTAGGTATAAAAAAATACACTGAACACGTTAAACATATTTTAACAAAAAATGGTACAACTGATAATAACGATATAAAAAATGCTATAAGCGTGTATTTAGAAGAACTAACTGACGAAGGATATTTTGTACAAGAGTATAAAATTGATGGATTTTATAATTGGCATGTTGATTCTTCATACAAAAGGGACAACACAATAAGATCTGTGTCATTTGTTTTATATTTAAACACACTCGAAAAAAATGAAGGTGGTTATACTGAATTTGCACTTGGTAAAAGTATTCAACCTGAAGCTGGTAAATTGTTAATATTTCCATCGGGTTGGGAATTTGTTCATAGAAGTGCGATTGTAACAAAGCCAGTTAGTAAATATACTATAGGAACTTGGGCGGTATAAAGATTATAAGTATATATTAGGCATGGAATCTAACGTGGTTATCACGAAAGTATTACTTCCAAGGATACGACAACTCGAAAAGGAGGTTGCAATCCTCAGGGAACAAACATGGCCATATGTTCAGGCGAAAAAGGAAGATATGGGTATGCGTGACATAATGGAACTTGTAGATTTCTTCAAAGATATGGATGAAGAGACTATATTGAAATTATTGAGATTGAAACATCAATTCTCAAGAAATCCGGGGATTTTAAGTAGGGAAGTTGATACAATTACGAGACTTCGTAATAATTTTTGTTGACGTATAGTAAATGTTACCAGCAACTAATATGGTCGATTTTGATGGAGAAGGTCCAGTTATGTCTATGGGACAGCTCAGTGCAAACCTTTCTTCTATTTGTTGTTACATAATTATCATCTTCTTTTCAATGAAGAGTCCGGTCAAGACACCACCCGTACTTGCTATGTTACTATGCGCCTGCTGCTGCTCCAGCTCTTCTACTATGAAACTCATTGATGATACAATGAATCGCACTATGGGTAAAAAGGAGGAGGACGGGGATGCGGATGCGGATGCGGAGTAATTAAAAAAAGTTATCTGTTCTATAAAGATTTACATTGAATGAACCAGTTTTACCAGTCACGTTGACTGATTCATTTCCATATAACTCTTGACACCCTATGTCATCTACACAATCACGACCATCATGATTTATGGGGAGAGAATAGAGATTATCACCACCAGTGGTAGTGTAATAGTGATAACGATCACGACGACCCCTCACTTCCTTACCGTAAAGAGGGAGTGTCTCATCGCCATCACCTGTTAGAACACCCATTTGCTGCATATGCCCGGGCTTGTACTGTTTTATGGGTGGTTCTCTAAACTCGGGGCTTTGGGGAGGTCTCTCTTGACGTTGCATAAACCTCGGCATCATAGGAACACCTACTGGAACCTTAATCACTTTAGGGTTGTGATATAAATATATCACGACGGCTGCAAGCGCAACAAGAGCGAGAGTCATAAGTTGTGTCTTATTCTTGTTTTTCATATATTTAAAGCGTACAAAATAATTTAAATAAATGGAAGACATTGTAATATTTGATGACTTTTTATCGGAAAATGAAATGAAAGTGTTAGAAGAATATTTCACTGGTAATATTTGGCAATGGGGACATATGTCAGCTGATCCAAATAAAATTCAACGATGGTTTCATGCATCTTTTAATAGTAAACCATATTTTAAAGAATATTTAAGAGGAAAAATTGAAGACGTCATCGGTGTAAAATGTGATTTAGAAAGAGTTTACGCAAACGGACAAACAATACTTAACAGTGGTTCGTGGCATACCGATGCCGATTTAGATGGTTGCGTCACTGCATTATTATACATAAGTGATATTACACAATATAACGTGGATGACATACGTGGACATACAGAATTCAAGTTTGAAAATGGAGATATTAAATCAATTGAACCTATAAAAAATCGATTAGTTGTATTTGACTCACAAATTTTACATCGAGGATGTGCACCTGAAGTACCCGGATTTTTTAGAATTTCTGTAGCATGGAAATTAAAGAAAAAGTAATACTTTTAAATATGAAGGTACTCGCTATAGATATAGGGTATCATAATATGGGTCTTGTTCTTGCTGAATGTGGAAATGGTCCAAATATTGACATTGAATATGTAAAGAAAGTAAGTCTTGAAGACTACAAATACATATATTCAAATGACTTTGTTGATTTAATACCACTTTTTGTGGATGAACATAAAGATATATTTGACAAGGCTGAGAGGATTCTAATTGAAAGACAACCA